TAATGTGATTCAGAGGTGTCAAGTTTGTCGGACCATTTTGCTATCGCATCATAACATTTTTTGTAGTCAACAAAATCAGGACCAAAGTTGTGCAGAAAGTGAAAAGAATAGTTGATGCGATTCTCGGGGATTGAGAGATGCTTTGCGACTTTAGTGTTCATGAGATTGTTAATAAGAATCAGACGATTTGGAAGGTGTTTAGATCATTGCGATTATCGCAAGATTCCCAAGTTGAGTAGAAAGAATTCCATGCAGTCTCATTGTCAACAAAGGATGAAATGTTGAGCATCTCACATACCCAATCATATGCCATATCAATGTCGGCATTTGTGTCATCAACATAGACACACATTTGACCCATAATGTCATCCCACTTTGCCTGTTGTTCAGATGGAATGAGAGAAAAGATTGGAGTTGCCATGTGTTGTGTTCCTTTGACTCTTATAGAATACACGATTTTGGGGGCGTCTCAACCCCCATTGTGCCACCTTGTCAACTGGTTTTTTCTTTATGAACTCTCCTGCATTTTGTCGCCATAAGTTACACTTACTTCATCTTGTTGTAGTAACTCAGGATAATAATCTTCAACTTCAGTGATAAGTTCTTCTACGGTATAATTATCAAGATTTGCGTCAATCGTATCATATACAAACTGCTCCATAGTTTTCCAATCCATACCATCAACAATCATGTTAATGTATGCTTCCTGAAGTGAATCACGATCGATGATGTTGTCCATGGTTTCAGTCATTTTTGTGTGAAGATAATGTTTGATTGCAGACATTTAGCAAGCACAACCCATTGCAGAATTGAACAACTGAGGAATCATAGATTCGTCGGTTACTTGATAACCATAACCATGAGTACGAGAATCAAACTCATACTGAAAATCTTTTTTGTTGATGTAACGCTTGGATTGAGTTTTGCCCATGAAAGTAACAACTTTGAGCATCAGACGATTGTGAATCTCACCCGTTGCAAATTTCACGGGGTAGAAGTCAACAACCATGTTGCCATCTTTGGAAGTGAGTTGCATTGGTTGAAATCCTTTCGACTCTTTAATAATACACGGAAACAGGGACCGCACAACCGATTGTGTGCCACCTTGTCAACTGTCACACCATAGGATTGATTCCTATTACTTTTGCCCTAGGATTACGGGCGGTTGCTGTTACTTTTGCATCCTGATAATTGCTGGCATGAACTTCCTCTGTGAAAACTTTGCCACCAACGTACAACTTTACTTCAAATTTCATGATTACCAGATGTGTGTCCAACGAGTGTGATTTGCTTTGGTGATTCTACCTTCCTTCAACATGTTATCGCACACGTTGACAAAGACTTGAAACTTTTCTTCCCTTGTTAGTGTGTTTGCTCCCTCGCAATTTTTCATCACGTTGAGCATTTGTCTCTTGGATGTGATCATAACGAATGACGGTAAGTTTGTCTAGTTGTTGTTGCAGATCAGGAAAAAGATCATTCATCAGAGATACAGAAAAGAACCGTAAGGATCACAAATGTGAGGATTATCTGCCAGTTGAGTGATCAGATAACGAACACCTTTTGCAGGTGCTTTGTATGATGCAGGTTTGTAACATTCTCCGGTATTCTTGTCAACAAACATCCAGCAAGAACGTCCCCTGATTCTTCCCTCATCACCAACAAGATAATCCCAGACTTTGATATATTTGCGACCAATCTCCATCTCCAGTTGATTGTAAACAGAACGACCAGATTCGATCGAGTTTACTTTCCACTCATTGTTGAGCACTTCGATGAGTGCTTCAGTCAGAAATTCAGGTTTGGTTTGAGTGATCGTCATGGTGTGATTCCTTTGACTCTTTTAATATACACGGAAACGATGCCCGTGGGGAGATTAGTGGACACTTCAATCAACTGGCACAACGGTGTTTCATATTGTTAAAGTTTGCGTGAGAGAATTGCTCACGATTAACTAACTTGAACATGCCATAATCATTGGTACGAACATAACCTTCGCCACCACATTGTTTGTTGTCAATATATGCTTTAGGACCGTTATTACGGCAAAGGAAAAGCATATCCTCCTTGATAGATTTGATGAGGAACCAGTAACTAATCAAACGCGAGTTATTGAACGAATCAGGATCAACTTCACGACCTTCACGAATACAACGATTAAGATCAATCTTAATCTTTTCTGCTTCAAATGGTTCTGCAAATGTTACCAACTGGGACATTTGACGTGCGAAACCAACAATCTCAGCAAAATCTTCATCAATCTGCCATGCACGGGGTTGCACGAACTTACAGGTCTCAGTATCATCGAAGATCTCCATATCTACCATGTCCATGATAGTGTAAGCATCCTTCAATTCACCATCAGTTGCATACAATGTATGAGGTGCAACGATAATGTTCTGATCGATTATTTCATCAAAGATGTAAGTAATCGTATTGGGGCAAAAAGTATCATCACCACCAAACCCAATAAAATCACCTTGAACAATCCCGTCGAAAGAAGGAAGGCAATCAAAACAATGGTGTAATATGTCAGCAACAACCCCAGAATGATTCCGATCAATGTCATCATGCGTTTCATTGATTTTGATCTTTACTTTATTGAAAACAGATTTTGTACCGACAAAGAAATTGCCAGTTGCAGGATTTGTGCCCCATACGATTGCAGGAGAACCGTCAATCTTCACGGAAAGTTCACTCTCTGCGAGGAACCAATCGAGAACAGTAAGATCACCCGAAAGGATAGAATCTTCGGGGTGTTGGAGATGAGTGTTTTTCATGCTCTTAATATGGCACAGAATGGGACAGAAATCAAGTGGTTGTGTGCAGGTTATTGAACTGGCACATCAACGGTTGCGGATCCAATTCTTTTTTGCTTCGTTAATAATATCACTCAAAAAAATATCAGATCGAATGGGATTTACATCGCCAATATCACATCTGTAGTAATCTCCAGGTTGAAACTTTGCAAAGACACCATCACCTTTTTCATAATAACGAGACCTTGCAACTTCATCCTCAATAACAAGAACTTTGTAATCATATGGATCCCAACCACCAAGATCAAGAACAATTAATTTATTAAATGTCTTTTGCTCTTGAAAATCTTGCAGAGTTTTCTTGTCACCCTGAAAGTTCTTCATCTTTACATCTTGTGTCTTAAATGGATTATTTCCACGGGGAGAATAAAACAGTTTCTTTCTCATCTTAAGTTCAACTGCTTCCCCTTTATATTCACCGATCACAGTAATCTCTGCACCTGTAGCATCAGTTCCTTCGCAGATAAAATCATATCCAATTTGATCTACGCGGAAAAGTGGAGAGAACTCTGCGAGTGCAAGTTCTACAGAACTGGAGACGATAAAGTTATCAGCACGGGAGGTGAATCCAGGATCATTGTAGAGATCCTCCACAACACCAAAAACTTTGTTCCAATCAACTTTAGTCTCAAGAAGATCAATCAGGTTCATGGTTCATTCCTTTGACTCTGTTAATATACACGGGATCGACTCCCATGGGGAGAATGGTGGACACTTTGACCAACTGTCTACCTGCGAATCTCACTGATCGCAGGTAAACCTTGATTGAAGACTACATCAACAACTGCCTGAACTTTCTTAGCGGTGCTGATACCAACTGAGTCATAAGTTGGGATGCAAACTAATCCAAACGTCTTCTCAGATCCACCCAGTCGGATAACACGACCGATAGACTGACTAATACCAATGTAATCCATGTTACGCATGAAGATGACTGCTTCAAGTCCACTGACGTTGATACCTTCAGACAGAATACTGTGGTGAATGACAACAAACTTTTTCTCAGGATCTTTGCCCCAAGTGTTCAATGTCTCGAAGAACTTTTCACGATCAACTTTCTTGCCGTCGATGATTGCACCAGTCTTCGATGTGATCGTCATCCAAGAATAACCACGTTGATACAACTCAGTGCAGAAGTCAGACTGAGACAGAAGACCAACAATCTGTTTCGTAGTACGCGCACAGATCAGAGTCTTGCTGATGTTGTTGTCATCAATCGTTTCCAGCAGATTGTCAGCATCCTCTGCATACATCACCTTACGACCTTTAATCAAAGGCAGTTGCTTAACTACAACTTTGGGGGGAAGAATGTAACCACCTTCAACCAACTCAGGTGCAGGAATGTTGGCAAGAACTTGACCATAAACAGACCAATTCATGCCAGGTTTCTTAGGCGTCAAAGAATGTTTTGGGGTTGCTGTATAGAAATAGCAACGATCTGCGTTCTCTGCAAAAAACTCAGTAGCAGGAAAAAAGTTCTTCTTTACAGAATTATGTGCTTCGTCAAAATAGATGTTGTTGACCTCAATATCTGCCTCCATGATACGATGCAGAGAATTATAGGTGGTGAAGATGATAACATTCTCACCCATACTGCGAGCACAACCAGCATAAAGATGAATCTTTTCTGCTTTAGTTGTACTGACATGGTGAGTTTCACCACTGTGAACGTGCATCACATGCAAATATGGGTCACTGTTGTTGGGATCAATAACCTCCATAAATTCAGAACACAGTTGTTCTGCCAGCAGAATACGCGGAGCAACAACAACAGTCGTCACACCACTATTGCAACGATCCATGGAAGATTTAGCATCCATGATCATAGTCAGAGTTTTGCCACCACCAGTGGGAACAATCACCTGACCTTTGTTGTAAAAACTAAGGCGTTTGATAATGCGTTCCTGATGTGGACGAAGGGTGATCATGTGTGTTCTGTTGATGTTAATACTATAAAGCACAGAGAGACCCCTAGGAGACCCTCTGTGCCACTTGTTTAACTGTCTTGGTCTTCTTGTTCGGGTTCTGCCTTTTTAATCACTTTAGGACCAACTTGCACTCGATTTGATTCATAAAAGAAAGCAACTCTTTCTCGACGTGCTTGCATTAGCATGTCATATTGTTCTTGTTGATCTTTAGTGAATCGAAAATCTTGCTCTCGCCAAGTTTTGCGAAGGTCTTCAAGATGTGGCAGGACGTTGACAGTAGAAGTAGGAAAGTTCATATCAGACAGTGTACTTGTTTTGAGCAAATTCGTCGCATTGAATGAAATACTCATCAGCAACTTCCATCTTTTCAAGTTCTTCGCAATCAGCAATCAACTTGAGGAGAGTTTCTTTATCTTTGGTGAACTCTTCCATTGTGTAACTCATGTCACTCATTTGTTTGACTCTGTTAATATACAGGGGATTGGTGGTCTATGGGAGATTAGTGGACAGTAATCGTAGTGTCCACTGCATTAAGATTCTTTAGAACATGTTGCTCCCAAAATATAGCATCTTCAATTTTTAGGAAGGTTGCTTGTTGCTTTGCATAACCCTTTTTCTTGGGTTTCATGTAGTTGACTCGGTACATCATGCCAGTGTCTGATTACTCCAGATATGATAAAAATGTTAGTGACCATGTAACTAACAAAAATACAGGTGCGTATGATAGCAACCTTATCATCATAAGGTTGTGTCTTGTCATCACTAAAACTCCCTAGTGTATATTTCCATGTCCTCCAAAGTTTTCCCATACTTGTTTTTTCTACTATGAATATATTCTATTTCATTCCAATCCCAAGGGAAGCACAAAACAAGAGTATGAATGTATTTGTGTTTCTCTTGTCGAGTATATGCACAATTTGGTTTAGGTTTTACTCCAATCTCTATTGTCAGATAATGTTTAGGATCTTTGAAATACACCCATCCCTTTATATTACGCCACCTAACGTAATCATCAACCTGAGGATCATCCATAAAGTGCTACCTCCAATGGATTAAGATTTAACTGCATGGCAGTATATGGACGAGTTTGATTGATGTCTACTGTATCACCTTGCTTGGAGTAGTTGATAGGCGACGAATACTTTCTTGTCTTTGTATCATAGAATCCCCAGACGGACTTAGGTGGTACATCAGTATAGGAGAAATTACCATCATTGACAATGCAAATGCGACAAACATTACGTCGAAAGTGCTCAACCTCGTAGTGGTATCCTTTTGGTGGTTCATGAATAAAATCAGGGGGCAGTTCGAGTTGGTTCATCATCAATAGAGATTGATTCATAGTCTGGATACATTGTAGTCACAATATACATTGCAAGTGCTGATGTAGGTGCCACTACATAAACCTCCACATTGTAAGTGTGAAAATCACCAGGAGTTTCTTGCATAGAAAGTTCTACCTCAACTCTCCATACATTTCCTTTCTTGAGATGTTGATCCCAAGAAATTGTCATGTCAGGTTTCACTTTTTACCTCATAAGGATGACGTGGTTTGAACTCACCCTCTGGAAAAGGTTGTGAAGATTCAAATGGCGAACGTGTGAGATTCTTGATGACAATGAACGCATCTTTGTTGTACTTGCGAACACCATAAGGTGTTGCCCATTTTTTGTTGTAGTCCTCTCCTTGATGGATACCACTAACAACAGTACCACCAATTTCAATCACTACATCATCATAACAATTCCATCCCAAAGTAGCAATTACATCAGATAATTTACCCGATACAGTCTTCATAACTGCTGCTGCTTTGCGATTTGCGAGGACATTATCATCCATCACATCTTCTTCAACATCAAGTTTTCCATTCATGTCGTAAACTCCTCAACAATTTGGGACTCAAGATCTTCTGAAAGTGCATAAGTGCGTGACTTCAAAATGTTTTCACGGAGATTTCCATAGTATTTGCTATTGAAATCACCGTCATCTGCACTAGTGATGAGATCAAAACACTCATCATCATCCTCTGCAATCACATTCCAAATACCTCCATATTCACTAGATGGAAATGGAACATAGTGATCCACAATATAGAAAAACTTAGTCATTGACTCCGATGAATTACTCATAGATTATATCACGAACAGAAAAATTCTTCAAGGTAGTAGTCAACAGTAACTTCAAGTTCTGCTGCCTCACGTTCAACCATCGCCCAGAATTCCTGGGCAATTTGTTGTGCTTCAAGTTCGTTTTTCATACCGCAAGTGCTCCAGAAGGGATTTCAACGATTTCGGGGTCGTTATCGTTGAACTCATTCATATCATAGCAGACCCAACCAGCACTGGTGAAAACATAGGAGTATTCTTCACCATCAGAGAGAAACTCTTCACGGGTTTGATCATAACGAGGAGGGCAATTCTCACCACGTTGTGAATAGTATTGAGGACCATATTCTTCGGTCTCTTTAATCTCCTTCACATAAGGAGCAAGATCTTTACCAGTCCAACGCTCATTTGTCCAGCAAGTTGACATGTCACCACCGTCAATCAGATCTGCTGCCTGTTGACGAGAGTTGTAATGTGTGTTCAGGATGCGACCCAACCACTGCGGATAACCATCCCAGTGATGATAAGCAGAAAGAATAGAACCGTCTTTAAGTTCGATGCCAATGCGTGAACGAGTTGCCATGAGTGGTTTTCCTTTGACTCTTTTAATATACAGGAGATCGGAGTGAATGGTGTCAAAAGTGGACACTTCAACCACCGTCCACCTGGCACCCAACCATGCTACCGCCAACGATGCCCAGAGGGATTGCCCACCAACGTCCATCGCCACGGGAGAGGGCAGCACCTGCACCAGCACCAGCGATCCCACCTAAAATAGATCCTTCGATGCAAGAGTTATCATCTACATGACCACCAACATCGGGATGATGATGATGTTCATAAATGTATGGTTTTCTGGGTCGTTCGTACAATCTACTGCAAGAAACTCTCTTCCTAGTAGTCTTGACTCTACCATTTTTCCAGTTACCAAAGTCATCATAATAACCAGGAATATATCTTTCTACATTTTTGTAGCATTTCTCTTCGTAATGAACATTTCTCTGTCCCCTGATAATAGGACCACCAGCAAATGCAGGAGCAGATGTAGCACCAATCAATAACAATGCTGCTAAAAATTTCATTAGTTTTGTTCAACTGATAGTAATTTATACAAAAAAGGGGAGGATGTCAATCCCCCCTTGTGCCACTTATTCTTGTGTCCTTGCTTTTTGAACAAGGTATTCGGCAAATTCTTCCATTTTTTCAGGATGAATTGCCCGAATATCATACTGCTCTACCGCAATTTTCATCGATTCGATGTGTTCCTGCTTAAGTTTTTTGTCTTTAGGTAGAGTCATGGGCAATCTCCTGAATGTGATGACATGCTAACATAGCATTTCACAATTAGTTATAGATTTAATCTTTTCTTTGGGATTGTGTAATAGGAGTTAATGGTTCGATTTGATCCATTTCTTTCCACACTTTCTCAAAGTCAGTGCTATACCATGTTCCAAACTTTTCAGGGGAATACCAAAAGTCTTCCCAATCATGTTGTGTTGCTTCACTGATGTTAGACATCTTGTGTCTCCTGCTCTTTTCTTTTTTTGATTGCTTTTTTCATCATTTTAGCGTAAGAAACTTCTTCTGGAGTGTACCAGTCAGGATGTTTCTTTGCAAGTTTGATGATTTTTTTGCAAACTTTTTTATCCCCCATGTAACATACGTTGATAGTATGTAATATTTATTTTAGTAAAGTTCGTCCTCTACTTCTGCTTTAATCACACAATCACTGGTGGGATATGCAACACAAATCAATGCAAATCCTGCCTCTAATTGATCGTCATCCAAGAAAGATTGATCACTCTGGTCTACTGAACCAGATTCAATTTTTGCTGCACAGGAAGAACATGCGCCCGCACGACATGAGTATGGAAGATCTAAACCTGCCTCTTCAGCAGCATCAAGAATATAAGAATCATCAGGGCAATCGATAGTTTGTTCCCCTTCAGAAGTTTTCAGAGTAATAGAGTAGTTCATGCACCTTAATTATTTCTCGAATAGTATATATGATTTCATTAATAGTGTCAAGTGGTAACTTCTTCTGGTTTTTTGTTAAAACCAAAGGGTCCGACTTCACCTTTGTCAAATGCACGTCGTTTTTGTGCCATGCTACATACAGTTTCCATCACCTTAATTGTGTCTTCAACTGTACAGTTCTCTGGCATATTACGATGTACGATGTCAAACAATGGAAAAAATTCCTTTGCAGCATCATTCACCTCATCGGGTGTCAACGGATCATAGTCTTTCATTTACCGACTCCATAATCAGGGGCTTTAAGTTCTAACTCAGCAATAGTTTTATGCAGTTTTCTAATTGCTTGTTTTGCTTCAGGTGTTTCCTCCCACTCCCAAATTTCTTCACGACCTTTACTGTCAGTTTTCTTAAACTCTTTTTTGGTCATAGTTTACCTCCGACTACACCAGAGTTTATCACTCTTGTATAATCTTGTAAAGTACCCTCTTGCAAACATTTAAGATGCCAACGTGAAATGGTAATTACACCATCTTTAGTTGCACCAGTGATAAAGTGCTGTCCTAATGGTTCTTTGAGGATAGATGTAAAGAGACCAAAACGAGTCTCTTTGATGTAAAAAGCATCATCAATCCATTCAACATCATCAGGAATGTCTTTCTCTACTGTACCACCGAAGGAGTCAGAAAGTTTAGGATTATATTCAATTATTTTTGTTAGGGTCTGTGACATTTAAATTAGTAAGTTGACGTAAAAGTTCGTACTTGATTGGATTCAAGTGTTGATAAATGTATGATTTATATGGATTATCCTCAAGCAATAACACCAGGTTTTCTATTTGCTGATGTGCAAGTATAAGTTTTAACTTTGGGTCTTCAATTTTTTTAGACACTTTGTACCTTTTGCATTGCTAGTAGTGTTTCCAACGGAATCCACGCTGGATTTTCTTTTGCGAACTGAACCTGTACTTCGGTTATCACCGTTTCTAGATCTTTTCGATACGTTTGTCTTGTGTTTTTTACTGGACTTAAGGGATTTACCATCACGATTTGATACCTTATAATCTTTAGGTTTCAGTTTATATCTATCTAAGTATTTTTGCAAGTGTTCCTCACATTCAAAATGACACACTGTCAAGGCAATACCTTTTATGTTGTGATGATCTTTATTCACCTCCAATCTCCACGGAAATGTATGATATGGAAATAGAATATTATAATCAGGATCAAGAATAGTAGATCGAATCATTCATTTGCTCTCCATTCTTTTCTCATTTCTTTGTATTCAGGATCGTATGCAGCTTTATCTCTAACTTCCTTAAAAATAGCAGCACTCTTTGCTTTTGTATTTGTTCTCCAATCTTTCTCTTGGGGTCTGACTTTACGAGTGCCTTGATAATACTTCCTTCCACTGGAATGATTAGCATACCTACGGGCTCTTGTAAAACCCATCTCCAAGAATTTCCTCGCCATGTCCATACCAATGAAGTCCCTTTGGGCTTTAAATTGACAGAACATTTCGTATATCTTAGTAGAAGACTTGCGAGCAGCAGTTTCATCTACAAATCTCCAGTGAGCACAAATATCGTCTGTATAAGGGCGTACCAATAGAACTCCTTGCTCTCCCCTTCCAATACGATAAAGTTTGCGAGTCTCTGCATCTGTGAAGTCAAGTTTCTTGTAGTCAAGATCATAATCAAATTCTTTCATGTCAAGTGAGACGGAGACGATAATCCTTAAGTTTTTGTACTAAATGAGAATGATCTGTTACCCCTAGTGCAATCTGTTCTCTTGCTCTTGCTACATCATATGATGACATTGTTTCCAATGATTTGAGCAGGTGGTCTACTTCTTGCAGTGATAGATTCATTTTTGGAGTGACTCTACAGTATATGTATTTCCGTCTGCAAGTACCTGATCATGTAAGTCAGCAATGTCTTGCAAACCTTCTACACTATACCATGGAGCAGTTTCCCAATCAAACCCATCACCAAAAGTGTTATCTGCATTAACAATATACCAATGACAGGATGTATCAGGTACATCAACTGCACATTTACTCCAATCATCACTCCACTGTGGAACTTGCACCCATAATGTTACAGCAAGAAAAATGTTGAATAGTGATAACATTAGTGCCACCTTTTAGATTTTAGATACTCAAGAATATCTGCACGGATATCCATCAATTCATGATAACATTTTTGATTGTGAGCACATTGACGAAGTGCAGGATCGGGTTTGATTACAGACTCAATAAAGATGTCAAGTCCACGATTCCATTTCTCCTGTTTAGATTCACCATCATCGATGGTGTACTGATCTTTCATGAAATTACCTCCCAGTGATCATCGGATGATTCGTTCATCCAAAAGAAGTATTTACCAGAGATAGAGGCAAGGAAAACTCGATTACCATCTCGTTTCTCAACACGACAAGAGTGCAATAGATCCATCTGATTAGCAAAACGATTCTTCGCCTTTGATGTTTTTGGACGGACACAGAGAAATTCAGTCTTTTGAGTTTTAGTAACGCTCATACCTTGTTTAACCTCCACAGAGTTATTTTACAGAGAATTTTAGAACTTGTCAAGCACCATAGATGTCACGCGAACTCCCCAGTTCATGAACCAGAAGAACGATGCAACGAAGATTAACTTGTGAGTGGCAGTCATACCCCCTGTGTGTTGTATGCACATACTATAAGACCCTCCAGGGGTCTCCTAGAGGGTCTGTAGACACTTTGCAAGGTGTCTTATCTTGCATTGGAACTTCCACCAAACAAGTTCACTGATGGTGCTTCTGCCCATGCCATGTAAACATATGATGTGGTATTGAAGTTGGCATTATTTGTTCTAAGTTTGACACCATTAGAAAGAAAATCCAAATCATATCCACTGCCTTCTGCGGAATTAGCATTCCAAAATAAGTAATTTGGACTCCCATCATTGATAGGATCTCTGGCAGAGTCATATACCATCCAATATCCCGTGCTATCTGTTTGCTTCATGACAAATAGTGCAGGACGGAAACCTAATTCTATGAAGGGCCCATCTGCGTTTGAGTTTCCTGAATAGGTGCCAAATTTTTGTAGGCCAGGAACATCGTGCCAGAAATATGCGATATATGTGCTTCCTGTGCCAGCATTAATACCAGAGAGATATGGAGTAGAGAATACACTGGTTGTAGGTGCTACCATTGTTCCACCACCTTGAGAACTAATAGCATTGCCTGCAGCACCTAAATTCAGATCAAGTGAAAAATCTAAATTTGTGCCGTGATGCCAGACAAACCAATCTCCACCATCATGACTAGCATCTTTGACAGTTGCTTTAGCAATTACAAATGTAGGCGCTTTTTGCAATCCATGAGGCACTGTTGGCATGGATCCTGATCCAGGGGTTCCTGTAAGAGTTCCAGTATACTGGATAATACTAAATCCTTGTTTTGTTCCAACAGTTGCTCCAGTAGGTGTAATCGTACCAGCAGTTAATCCTGCTGCAGAAGCAGTTGCATAACCTACATCATCAACATTAAAGGTGTTTTTACTTCC